TTTAAATAGCGACAATTAAACAAACTTATTAAAAGTAGAGAAAACGGCTAGTATTGAAATCAGTTTCGAAGGAGTAATAAAGCTCTAAGGTGCAGTGATAATACAAAGTAAAATGAGTAGAAAAAATAACCTATTTTAAGGAGAGAACAATCAATGGAAAAAGCAATTCATGGGAAAAATGTCAAATTAATGTTTCGTTTATTAAAAGAGCGAGGACAAAAGAAAGCTGGATTATTAGCTTTAGAAATGAGTCACATTTACAATCGTGAAACTAACGTTGAAACGCAAGCTACAAAAGATGGTAGTGTTGCAACAGGCGGTAGTATCGAAGCAAATGTTGAAATGGAATTTTTAAAAACAAATACAGATGTATTCAACATGCTAGAATATGCCTACGAGAATGGGGAAGAAATTGAAATTTGGCGTATCTTTTTTGACAATCCAGTTGCAGGTGAAAAGCGCAAATACAAAGCGCAATATGGAACAGGAATTTTAAGTAACTTTCCTGATGCTGCGGAAGCTGAAAGTAATGCTTCTGTTTCAACAGTAATGAAATTAAATGGTTTATTAGTTAATGGTGAAGCTAGTGTAGATGCAGAAAATGATGAGTTGGCAAAAGCATTCTTCTTCGATACAGTAGCAGATGCGAAACCGGAAGAACCAAAATCTATTTATACACCACAAGTAAAAGCGTAGAACTGAAGGTTATGCTCATTCGTTTTCGGCATTTATTTTTTTAAGAGTCGACAGCGAAAAGGGATGAGACTAATTTTACTGTAAATGATTATTTTTGCTTAGAGTAAGAGGTATTTTCCCCTTGTATGAATCAAAAATAATCAATAAACGTTATTAGTCTCAGACTAACCTTTTCAAATTTATTATTTAATGGAGGGAATAAACATGGCAAAAAAGACAATAAAAGCAGTAGTGACAATTAATGGGGAGAAATATCCTTTAATTTTTGGTTTTAAATTTTTAAATGAGATTAATGCTTTACCTAAAGAAAATCAACAAGTAGATAATTTGACATTACTTATTGGAGGATTGATTGATGGTGATCCTACTGCATTAAAAAACGTTTTAGTGGCTAGTTTGATTACGTATGAAGAACTGGAAGAAAAGGATATTATTGATTACTTGGAAAATTCTGATGAGGTTGATGAATTATTTGAAAATTTTATCGGGTTCTTAACATCGGCGCCATTATTGAAGAAACGAGTAACTCGAATCAAAGTGGGGATCGAAAAAATGATGAAAACAGTCGAAGAAAAAGCGCAAACGGAACTGGAGCAAGCTATGACGAAATAGTTCTTACCTGCTTTCGTTTTTTCCCTACCATTACTTTAAAAGAAATCGAACGAATGACACCATGGGAGTACAACCTACGAACGAAAGCTCATTTGTTGAAAGAAAATGATATGGAACGAAGAGTGTATACAACAGCATTTGCAAATCGTCTATTTAAAGCGGAGAAAAAAGGACGTTATCTCATAAAAGATGTCAAAAGTATCTATGACTACGAACAGAATGAACAAAAAATTCTATCTGAATTCTCAAAAGAGTCTACGGAAAAATTGGCTAAAAAAGAAGATCTTTATGAAATGAGAGAACGACTTTTGCGAGCGCAGAGTTTGGTAGCAAAAAGAAAACAAGGGAAGGAGGAAAAAAATGGATCAAGTAAATAATGTCAGGACTGTTTTACAAGCAAAAGATAGTAATTTTTCAACTACGATTCAAAATGCAACAAAGGTGTTAGATAAATTTCAAACAGCAGCGAGTGCAACCAATGGGATTAGTACTTTATTGGTAAATGGAATGGATGCGGCATCTAAAGCAATGGATGAGTTTCGTATGGCTAGTACTTTTATGGGAGTGGAGTATGGTAATCTAGTAAATGCTTTAAGTAATACTAGTATTTTTGAGTCTTTGACAAGTAGTTTAGGAAATCTTTCTGTTTCATTGAATCAATCAGGGCAAGAGTTGGGCAATTTAGGTGAACAAACTACGACCCTTGCAAATGAGTTCGCTTCAGCTGAGCTAAGTCTTCAAAACTTTACTGCAAGCGGTGTTTTACTACAAACAGTAAGTGATTCTGTTTCAGGATATTTAGGAACGATATCGACGTTGGGTAAACTTCTTTCAGAAAGTTATCAACAAGTTTCTCTACAACTGACTCAAGTAGTTATCACAGGACAGGCTGGTTTCTCTGAATTACAAGCATCAATTAGCTCAATATTTCCAACAATACAAGCGTTATCAGATAGCTGGATTCTAGTGAATGATTCTATTCGTTTAACGGTAGGAGAAGCAAAATTTGCTGGAGTAGAATTCATCAATACATTAAGTAATGCATTTGGTCAAAGTGTTACAAATTTTCAGGGATTCTCCTCACAACTAGAAGAATCTGGAAGTAAATCAGAAAAATTTTTAACGGTTTTTGAAAAAATTAAATCAAAATTTACTGAAGTTGGGGATTACATTAATGGGTCATTTACATCTAGTTTATTAAATATGACAGAAAATTTACTGAAATCGACTGGAGGTTTTCAGGGATTTACTGAAGGTGCTTCAAATATCAAAAAAATATCAGAAGCAATAACAGAAGGAAATGACCAATTAATAGTTTTTGGTTCGATTTTAAAAGAAAATGTCATAGCCAAATTTAGTGAAATGGGTTCAACTTTAAAAGAAAATGTCATAGCCAAATTTAGTGAAATGGGTTCAACTTTAAAAGAAAACGTCATAGCAAAAATTAGTGAAATGGGCTTGTCATTTATTGATGCTTTAAATAATGCAGATTCTTTTGCTTCTACATTAAGCCAACAATTTACAGCACTAAGTGACGTTACAGGTAATGCTTTTAATTTAATTAGAACTAATATCTCAGCTTTTAGCGAATTTTCTGGAGAAAAAATTGCTTCATTTGGTCGTTTAGCTGTTTCAGAAATGACTGCTCTAGCTACATCTTTCAACCAGACAGGAAGCGTAATGCCATACATTTCCAATCTAGTTGGGCAAGGCTTTAGTGGAATGGCTCAAGTTGGATCTTCCGCTATGAGTTCTTTATCATCAGCCATTGCTAAAAATCCAATCGGGGCTTTTCTGATAGTTATTACTATTGCGATTGCATCCGCTGTGGCTGCATGGAAATCTAATTTTATGAATATTCAAGGTGTGACAAAATCATCATTTGAGGCAATAAAAAATGCAATGAAAACGGTAGAACCCGTCGTCAAGGCGATTGGAACGGTCTTCAAGTTTTTAGGTACGATGATTATCACAGGAGCACTATTCGCAGTAGCATTATTAGTAGATCAATTTAGAACAGTAGTTTTTGCAGGAATGACAGTTATTAATACCGCTAAGGCTGTTGGAAATGCGATGGCAGGACTTTGGGCAAAAATTCGCGGCGATAATGAAGGTGCAGATAAAGCATTTAGTAGTATGAATGAAAATATTAATGACATTAAATCAGGTTTTGATGATTTGAAGGACAACTCAGCAATTAAAGGTGTTGCAGCAAGTATGTCAGAACTGGGCAAAGAATCTGTGGGTACTTCAGAGCAAGTAAAACAATTAGGGGAATCTTATAAGACAAGCCTAGACGAAGCGGGTCAGAGAATCGATGCCTTAAAAGAGAAGTACTCAGAAGTAGGGCAAGCGGCAATCACAGCTTTTTCTGGCGAGGGAATGGAACAATCTTCAAAACGTTTTGAAGCCTCGAATCAGATTATGGAACGTCATGCAGATAGCATGAAGGCAATCAAAGAAAAAGTGGGGCAACAGTTATTAGCCTCTGAAGAATTAACAGGTCAAGAACAAATTGCTGCCCAAAGTAAAGCTTATTCTATGATGATTACTCAGGCTGGTCAAGGTGGAGCTGAAATGCTCACGATAGCAAATGCAAATAGTCAAATGTTGGCAGAAGGCAAAACCCTTGAAGGTCAGCTTCTTACTGAAGAGCAGAAAAAAGCACTTCAAGATCAAAATAACGCAATCCGTGAAGGACTAATGGAGCAACAAAATCTAATTATTGAAGCAGCTCAAAATAAGTTGGCGCAAGGTGAAAAATTAAGTGCTGAAGAATATAAGGCTGCTCAAAGTGCTAGTCAAGCATTATATCGCAATCAGCAAGAACAATTAGTAGCGAATAATGAACAAACATTAGCTTTAAAAGAACAGATGAATGCGACAGAAGATGAGGTACAAAAAGCGAACTTCCAACAACAAATAGATGCACTAGGTTTACAAAATGCACAAATTAAAGAACAACAATTTGCCGCAGCAGCAGAAGCATTACTAATGATGCAACAACAAGAAGGTTTGAAGGCTGAAACAGTTAAAAAAAGTATGGAGCAAATGGGCATAACAACGGATGAAGGTCTAGTTGCGATGGTTCAAAAATATAATGAATCTGGAATTGCGGTGGATAGCCAAATGCAATTAATGGCTGGAATTTTAAGCCAAAGAGGACTAGAAGCGAACGATAGTTTAATCAGTGCTTTACAGAGTGGGGATATTAGTCAAGTGGGAGCTAACCTTTCTCAAGGGGCTTTAGCTGGTTTAGCTGAGTTGCCGGCAGGAATGTTTGCAAATGGTGAAGCAGGTAAGCAAGCATTTATCACTGCGATTCAAAACGGGACGCTAGATGCAACGAATATTGGTGGTATGCTGATTGGTTCAATGGGAGCAGCTATTGAAGGTAAAAAGAGTGACCTGGCGAATAAAACAAATCTCACTGCGCAAGGTGTTCCAGATGAAATGAAGAAAAAAGAAGTAGATGCAATCGAAGCGGGAAAACAAGTAGGTGCTGGCTTTGGTAGTGGTTTATTGAGCCAATCTTCTAATATAGGAATAGCGGGAACAGCTTTGGCGACTTTTGCGAAAGTCGGTCTTTTACTAGTTGATTTTCATTCGATAGGTGTAAATATGGCTCTTGGTGTCGCTTCAGGAATAACGGCAGGTCAGGGAGATGCAGTGACAGCGATGCGTAATCTTGTATATGCGGTAAATTTAGAAGCCAAGAAAGTTGCAGATATTAATTCTCCATCTCGTTTATTTAGAGATACAGTGGGACGCTCTATCGCTGAGGGAGTAGCTGTTGGTATTGAAGAAGATACTGAGTTAGCAGTAGCTAGTGCTAGAAATATGATTACAGATATTCAACAAGCAGTTTCTGGAACAAAAGGCCAAGGGAGTGTGCCAGCCTTAAAAATAGAGCATGATGTACAAAATAGTTTAATTGGTCAAATGAAAGACATGATCGATACTATAAAAAATATGAATATTGTGCTTGAAAGTGGCGCATTAGTTGGCGGTATTGGGAATCAGATGGATGGATTTTTAGGAAATAGAACAGGCTATACAGGGAGGTATCGTTAATGACAATTGAGATAAAAGAATATATTGAAATGGGTCGTTTTAATAGTAAAAAAGCAGGCTATTATGTTTTAGAACACGATGCTCCCAGTCCAGATGAACAGGAAATTATTGAAAGTATTCCTTTTATGCAAGGGGTCTATGACTTTTCTATGTTGTTAGGAGAACGAGTTTTCGACAATCGAACAGTAACAGTCAAACTAATTCGTCCGTTAACTAGTTATGACGATCGAAAACAATTAGAGCAGCAAGCTAAAGAAGAGTTGCTGCTTGTTGGTATTCAACCTATTTATGATTCCTGGCTTGATGGTTGCCATTGGTTAGGAAAATGTGAAAGTATTAGTGCTGAAGACAAACATGAAACCAATAGTCTAGTATTGACAGTTGTTTTTAATTGCTATCCTTTTGCACTGAAAAATGCTTCTGGTTATAGTGATGAGTTTGATTTAGATTATTTTGTGGACGGTGTAGATCAGTGGACCGGTTTTAAAGTAGCTGGTAAACGTAAAATTCTTTTGATTAACGAAGGCGTTAACGCAACGAGTCCTATACTTTTTTCTAATAATAGTATGGAGCTTATTACGGAAGATGGAGAAAAGGTTCAGATCCAAAAAGGGGAAAATCAAGATTTATTTTTCAAATTGAAAAGAGGAGAGAATTATCTCACGATTATTGGAAATGGGCATCTTCATTTTACCACTGAGACTGAGGTGATGGTTTAATGTATCGAGTAACTCTTTACGAAAATGCCGATGATAAAAAAGGCATTGTAATCCATGAACCTGCCAACTTTGGAAATAAATTAGCAGAGGGACATTTGGAGCTTTCTTTGGAAGGTTTGGGAATTAGTACCTTTGATTTTTCAATTAATATTAATAGTCCAGCTTATCGAAAAGCAGAACCCATTGTTAATCTTGTGACAGTAGCTGATTCAACAGGACAAATATTTAAAGGAAGAATTGCAAAAATCACAAATGCAATGAGTGGTGCAGGAAAGTTTGTTGAGAAAATTCTTTGTGAGGATCAAAAAGCTTATCTTTATGATAGTACACAAAAATATTTCAAACCAGAAATTTTAACTGTACGACAATTTTTAGAAAAAATATTGATAGAGCATAATTTACAAGTAGAAAATCATAAAAAGATTCATTTAGGAACTGTGACAGTCAGGGATAAAAAACAGGTTTATCGAAATACTGGCTATGGAAAAACGGCAGAAGTTTTGAAAGATCAGTTGTTAGACCAATTGGGAGGATATTTTAATTTAAGAGAGAGTAAGGACACTCTTTATCTAGATTATTTAGCAGAATATGGGAAAGAATCTACTACACCATTACAAATTGCGCGAAATCTAAAAAGTGCTAGTCGGGAAATTGATATTTCAGAACTAGCAACAAGGGTGGTTCCAATAGGTAAAGACTTAGAAAATCAAAGTTCTATTGAAAAAGAAGGGAATTTTTCTAGACAAAAAACGACGATTGAAGCTGTTAATGCTGGCAAGAATTATATTGAAGATACATCTTTAGTAAAAAAATTTGGTGTTATTCAGAAAAACCTTGAGCTTTCTCACGTTGAAGATAAGAATACTCTTAAAAAAAGAGCAGAAGACTATCTAAGAGAGCAACGCTTAATGCTGGTTACTTGGACAGCAGAAGTCATTGAATTAGGGCTAATAGATAAACGCTATGAGATTATTAAATTAGGAAATTCTTATCCTGTAGCTAACCCTTATCTTTATGAAAAAGAAATCTTGCAAGTCATTGAGAAAAAAATTGATATATTAAATCCTCAAAAGATAAACGTTACAATTGGTACAGGAAAAAAGACATTTTCTCAATATCAATTAGAGTATCGAGGTATGAAAGAAACAATTAACTCGTTAAAAACGAGTGTTAGTTCCGGAATGCAAACGATGGATTATTTACAAACGCAAACAGCTATTTTACCAGAACATGAACAGCTATTAACCAAACAGCAACAGGAATTAACCCATCAAAAACAACTGTTACAAACACAAAGTGATACAATTCAAAATCAAGAAATCACATTAGTAGCACAACAAGAAAAAATCGAAGAGCTATATACAATAGTAAAAGAAATACAGAAAAAGTAGGTGAAAAAGAAAATGCCAGAACAAAAATTTTATGATACACAACCTACAGGGGAGAATCATCAAGTGGATTACAAAGATCCGACTGATGTAGAAGAAATTGAGGAGGCAATAAAATTTGGTGTCGTGGATGAGCTAACCCAAAAATTTGCCCTGTGGATTCGAACCAAAATGTGGCGACGTCATGTAAGAGAGACCATTGCTCGGATGTTTGAATATAGTAATGTTTTATACAATAAAATTAAAGGAATTGCTGAGCAGACAGAGAAACGTCAAGGACAGGTAGAACAGCGACAAGCAACCTTAGAAGCAAAATTTAAAGAAGTGATTGGCAATGCGACTAAGGATAGTGAAGTGATTCAGGCTAGAAATAGCGAGAATTATGGAAAATTTTCTGTGTTGGATGATCGGTTAGAAAATATAGAACGATTAATGATGAAATTTTTACCTGTAGGTTTTGATGTTACGATACCTCATAAATTAGGAGTACAGCCGGAGATTAACGTTCGTACCTGGGACTATGGAATTGGTGTACTTCCGTTAGGAACAGAGGAGCACGGTCTTTTCGGTGGAACAGCAAGCCAATCGGTACCTATCCAAGTGACACACAATGACTATAACGAAAGCATTGTTTCTTTGCCAGTTGAGTATCGAACAGAAGCAAGTTTACAACAATTAGACAATTCTCATTATCTATTGATTGATGAGGAGAGCAAACGTTCAATTATTTTTGAATTACACATTTAGGAGGAATGAAAATGACATTTAAAAAGATATATAGAGGCATGGAAAATGGTGCGGAAACGATTCAGGAGAATTTTAGTGCTGCAGTTTCTAAGACAGATGATGAAACAATTTCTGGGGTTAAGGATTTTAGAGATGGACTGAAAATGAAGGGGGTTACCCTTATTGACATATTTTATCCAGTTGGGTGTATTTATCAGTCCGTAAAAAATACTGAACCATCAGTTATGTTTGGCGGTACTTGGGGAAGGATTAAAGGTAAAGTTTTGGTTGGGGTTGATGAATCTGACCCTGATTTTAATTTAGCAAATAAAACAGGTGGTGCAAAAACTCATACCTTAAAAGTTGAAGAACTAGCACCACATAGTCATAATATAGGAGTAGCTAGAGGAGACAACCCTGCAGCACCCAGTGGTGGAACAAACGGTTTTTTATGGCACGAGCGCCCAGGTAAAGACAGTGTTAGCAGTGGTGGAGGCAAACCACATAATAATATACAACCTTACAGTACAGTTTATATGTGGGTAAGGACTGCCTAA